GGGTTTAAAAAGCTGCCCCAAGTAAGCGACGACGACATGGTCACGCTTGAATACCTACAAGACAGCCAAGGTCTGCTTGCCACGATAGATATGATTTGGCATGAAGCGATGGACCGCCTGCCAGAAAAAGAACGCGCCTACATAACTGCGCTCTTGCGTCGTGGTGAGAAGTTCAATGCGTTGCCCCGCATAAATATATCCACGATCCACGGGTCAAAAGGCGGCGAGGCAGAAAACGTCGTCTTGTTTACCGACCTATCGCCCGCGGCACTCAAGTCTTCCGAATACAGTCCGGACGATTTACACCGCGTCTTTTATGTAGGCGTGACGCGCACTAAGAAAAACCTGTTTCTTGTTGAGCCACAGAATTTTGCAAAGGCGTACCAGATATGAACCCACGTTTGAGTTTTTGGAAAAGCAAAACAGCAACAGCCTCATGGGGCTTTGGCCTTGTTTGGCGTAAACCACGAAAAGGTTGGGTGCATTATCCCTTTGCGTGGCACGGCTTTCGCAGAAGCTTTCTTAAAACTTGGGAACATTACAAACATGCAAGAAAGTACAGAAATCACCCTGTAAATACTAGAAAGCATATAAAATGAGACGCGAATTAATTTTAGAAAAAGCAGAGTCACTTGTAAACGGGGACCGGGATCAAGACTATGGCGAACCAAGCCTGAACCATAAACGCATTGCGGAGCTCTGGTCTGTAATATTAGACCATGGGGTTTCTAAGGAAGAAGTTTATCTGTGCATGATAGCCGTCAAAATGTCCCGTCTAATTCACGACAGTGAGCACGAAGATAGCTGGATTGACATAGCGGGCTATGCTGCGCTTGGCGGAGAAGCGGCTAGTCCGCCTCTTGAAAACGACATAATGGAGGTTTAGATGAGCCTACAGTTAGCCTTTGATACGCCCAAAAGTGAGTGGGTGCCCCCGCTTGAACTGCCCGAAATATTCGACGCAAAACAAATAGCAATAGACGTTGAAACCAAGGACCCGAACCTGAAATCAAACGGTCCCGGCTGGCCGACAGGTGACGGTGAGGTAGTTGGCTACGCCATAGCAGTGGACGGCTGGTCCGGTTACATACCTATCCGGCACGAGCACGGCGGCAATCTGGACGAGAAGATAGTCAACCGCTGGCTAAAAAAAGTGTTCGAGTCGCCCGCCGATAAAATTATGCACAACGCTCAATATGATGCGGGCTGGATCAAGCAAATGGGCTTCGACATAAACGGGCGCATTATCGACACAATGCTGATAGCCAGCATTCTTGACGAGAACCGGTTTAGCTACAGCTTGAACGCAATCTCTTATGACGTACTGGGCAAAGTAAAAGTTGAAAAAGGGCTAACTGAAGCAGCCCGAAGCTTTGGTTTGGACCCCAAGGCTGAGATGTTCAAGATGCCCGCAATGTATGTCGGGCCCTACGCTGAAGCCGATGCGGAGCTTACGCTTGAGCTTTGGAATTATTTCCAAGTCGAACTGGGCAAAGAAGACCTCTGGCAGATAGCAAATCTTGAACTGGACCTACTGCCCTGCTTGGTTGATATGACATGGCGCGGTGTTCGCATAGATCAGGACAAAGTCGAGCGCACGCGGAACGCGCTTCTAAAAAGAGAAAAGCAGGTCCTGAAAAAGATAAAAAACCTTGTCGGCAAGGATGTCGAAATATGGGCCGCGACATCTATCGCAAAAGCATTCGAAGAGTTAAGCATACCTTATCCGCGGACCGAAAAGGGCTCACCGTCGTTCACTAAACTGTTCCTAACCGATCACACACATGAACTACCCCAGCTTATTGTTGAAGCGCGTAACCTCAACAAAACCAGTGGCACTTTTATTAATACGATCATGAAACACTGCCACGCAGACGGGCGCATACATTCACACATAAATCAAATCCGTTCCGACGACGGCGGTACCGTGTCTGGCCGAATCAGTATGAACAATCCGAATTTACAGCAAATCCCTGCGCGGGACCCGGAACTTGGACCTTTGATCCGTAGTCTGTTCTTGCCGGAAGAAGGTGAGCAGTGGGCGGCAATAGACTTCTCGCAACAGGAACCGCGGATCTTGGTCCACTACGCGCATGTTTACGGCAAAAGCCGCAACCTAGAACTCAACGGGGTGAGTGAATTTGTGGAGGGTTATCGTGAAAACCCCGACATGGACTTTCATACAATGGTCGCAGAGATGGCCGGGATTGGCCGCAAGCAAGCCAAGGTAATCAATCTTGGTATGATGTACGGCATGGGCGTGAACAAGTTGTCAGAGCAGTTGGACATACCCGTGGAAGAAGCCAAAACCATTATCCGCCAGTATCACAGCCGCGTGCCCTTTGTGAAAGGTCTTATGACCGGTGTGCAGAACCGGCTTAACGACCAGAGCAGCAGCGGGTCCATTCGTTCCATACTGGGCCGCAAGTGTCGGTTTGATTTGTGGGAACCAGACACGTTTGGCATGAACAAAGCACTTCCCTATCGCGAAGCGGTGCAAGAATACGGCGAAACTACGCGCTTGAAGCGGGCTTACACCTACAAAGCATTGAACCGGCTTATCCAAGCGTCTGCCGCGGACATGACCAAGCAGGCGATGGTAAACATCTACAAATCTGGCAAAACCCCGATGATACAAATTCACGACGAAATGGCGATGTCTGTAAAAAACAAAGCAGAGGCCGCGGAAATCGCTGAGATTATGGAACAAGCCGTGCTCTTAGAAATCCCAAATAAGTGCGATATTGAACTGGGCCCAAGCTGGGGTGAGGCAAAATAAACTCTTGCGTTTACTGATAAAATCACATACATTCGCGTATAAGCTTGGAGTGTGTTAATGGATACCGAAAAATATAAATCAGTCATTGTTCCGATTGATGTTTATCAAGAACTGAAAAATCGGGCCGAAAATGAAGGCCGGACCATCAGCGGATTGTTCCGGCTCGTCTGGCAAAACTATCAGAAGAATGTCAAAGAAAAGGCCGGATGATAGGGAGTGTCCCCACTGCGACGGCACCGGTGAAAAACTACACGATTCATCGGTTGTAGATTTTATATTTTACAAAGAACAAAGCGAAGGCGTTTGCTTGCATTGCAACGGCACCGGTCAGCGTTTGTTGTATGACGATCTAACCGACGATCAAATACTAGATGGTTTGGCCGACGGCTCAATAAAATTGAATGATCTTGAGTAAAAGCCCTTGACATTCCCATAATATCACTTATGTTGGAAGTGGGTATATGCGGTCCTGATTGCCGCAAGTCAGCCCACCTCTGTAGTGGAACCCTCCAAAGTATCCCAAGTCCTTTGGAGGGTTTTTCTTTGACATATATCGCATAATGTCGTATACAATTGTATGATCCATAAAAGAGGAGTACCATTAATGGACATTTTTACAGAACTATTTGACCCTAAATCAATTCAACGTGAGGACGCAGCAATGAATACGGCACCGCAACCAAGCACCCGGAAAGAACCCATGCGGTTTCCAGAGGCTGTAGCCAACGTCGAAAAAATGATTAATCATGCAACCGCCCAGTTTGAAGCAGACGGCGATCATATAAAAGCAGAGGAGCTCCGGCGCAGTTGGCGAAGAATATTACAAGGTTAGATCTCGAAGTGTTTTTCGATAAGGCACAAGAGAAAACACACGAGCTTATAGACGAGTTAGAGCTTCAAGGAGACGGCGGAAGCACCGCTGTCTCCGCGGCTCTGACCGCGCTCATATTTCGTATTTTGATAAACTCACCGTCAATACCAGTAGCAACAGGGCTTATAGCCGTATGTATGCAGAACGCAGCCGTAATGGCTGCTGAAGTGGAAAAAGACGACGAAACGGAGTTACACTAATGAGTTACCTAACAACCGCAATCCTAGTAGCAATCGGTACTGTCCTGTCCGAATTAATCCTGTAAAAGGTCCGGTAGTTCGTCCGGCTCTGCAAGGGCCGGATTGAACAACGGTACACAAGCCGCGAATGAAAAACCCCCGTGCGGCTCCGAAGCATTGTAATCCTCCGCCTCCTGTACACATTCCATCGCCGACGAAACGTCATACTTTGCATCAATCATGTATTTGAAATCACCGGAATACGGCATCACAAAAATTAAAATAACAAATTCAAACATGGTCCTCTAACTTGTCTATCGGTTTGTGTAAAAGGCCGTCGTAATCCGCGCCGCGGTTCACGGACCTTGAATAACTGTCGCATCGCTGCCCTCCGGGGCACTCCGCACAGGTGACAGGATCGCAATCGGATTGTGCTCTCGTTGATCGCGACGGAAAAAAGCTCT